ACCGGCACGGCCACCACCACCCGGCACGCCACCCCCACCCCCCACCCCACCCGCCATCCTGCTCGCAGTTCGCTTCGAACAATCGCAAAAACGAAACGCGAAATCGAAAAGTTGAACGGCCGAATTTTTTTGAGGTACGCACCGCGCGAGGCCTCTTGACGATCATCTCCCTCTCCGGGCGAAAATAGGGCGATGACCGCGACCCGGCAGCGAACGAGCAAAGAGCAGGGCTACGGTGCGCAGCACAAGCGAACGCGGGCGACGTGGGCGCCGATCGTCGCCCAGGGCGCCACCGGCTGCGTCCGGTGCGGTGAGCTGATCCTTCCGGGCGAGGCGTGGCATCTGGATCACACCGACGATCGCAGCGGCTATTTCGGGCCGGCTCATAAGCGGTGCAACCTCGCCGCCGGCGGGCTGAAGGGCACCGACCGGATCCAGGTTGCCGAGGGGGAGCCGCATGGGTTTCCGGTCGATAGCGAGGTGTGGGATGGCGCGGCGTGGCTGGATGAGTTGCGGGAGCTGCCGGCGGAGGCGACGTGGCCGAGGTTGATGACGGCGCCGCACCCGGCGGCGGTCGGGTCGGTGGGTGGTGAGGTGATCGATGCGGCGGCGGCGAGGACTGGGCGTCCGTTCCGGTGGTGGCAGCGGCTGGTGACAACCAGGCTGCTTGAGGTGGATGCTGACGGGCGGTTGGTGTGGGCGTCGGCGATTTTGACGATGGCGCGTCAGTGTGGGAAGTCGTGGTGGTTGCGGGAGCTGTTGTTGTGGCGGTTGCAGCAGACGGGTCGGTTTGGGGAGCCGCAGGTGATCGTGCATACGGGGAAGGATTTGCCGGTGTGTCGGGATGTGCAGCGGCCGGTGCGGATTTGGGCTCGGGATCAGGACCATTTCACGGTGTATGAGGCGAACGGCCGGGAAAGCATCGAATTGGACGACGGGTCTAGGTGGGTGATAAAGGCTCGCACCGGCGTTTATGGCCTCAGTGCGGGGTTGGCGGCGGTGGATGAGGGGTGGAAGGTGTCGGCGTCGGCGGTTGATGATGGGATCGAACCGACGATGGTCGAACGCGAACAACCCCAGCTGCTTCTGGTGTCGACGGCGCACCGTGCCGCGACGTCGCTGATGTTGAACAGGCGGCGGGCGGCGTTCGACACGCTCGACGCGCCCGAGTCGGTGCTGCTGGTGGAGTGGTCGGCGCCGCGCAACGCCCAGCTGGAGGATCGTGACGGGTGGCGGGCGGCGTCGCCGCACTGGACGGCTCAGCGGGAGGGGATGATCTCGGCGGCGTTGGCCCGAGCTCGCGGCGGTGGGCAGTTGGACGTCGACGAACCCGACCCCGTCGAGGCGTTCCGGGCGCAGTGGCTGAACCAGTGGCCGCTGGTGCTACAACGCGCCGCGCCGGCGGAAGTTCTCATCGATCGTGCGAGGTGGGACGGCCTGGCTGGGGTTGGGGTGGCGGACGGGCCGGCGTTCGTCGGCCTGGAGGACCACTACGGGCTGGGTGCGGCGGTGGGGTGTGCTCGCCGGCTGGCGGATGGGCGGTGGGAGGTGGATGGGTGGCCGCGTGGCGACTGGGATAGCGCGGTCGCGGACGTGCAGGCGCTGGCCGATGGTGGGGGTGTGCGGCGGGTTTTGGTTGGCGCGTCGCTGTTTGACCGCCTGCCGATGGGCCTTCGAGGAATCGCGGACGCGAGGCATGGTGCGCACACCCGTTTGGGGCTGGTGCTGCTACGCGATCTGGCGGCGACGGGGCAGGTTTGCCACGACGTTGTTACTGCCGAGCTCGACGACGCGGTCACGAAAGCGACGGTGCGGGAGACAACGTCGGGGTTGGTGCTGCTGCCGCTCGGGGCGCCGCATCTGGTCAGGGCAGTGGTGTGGGCGCTTCTGGCGGCGCACCGCCCGCCGCCGGACCCGGCAGTACATTGACCGGCATGACCGACCCTGAAGACCTCGACACGCTCGGCCAAATGCTGTCCCTCGGCGCTCAGTACATCGCTGAGCAGGACGAACCGGATGATGCGAAGAACGTCGCGCCGATGGAGGACGCGCTCAGGATTATCGCCGACCTCGTCCCCGTCGAGGCCGCCGAAGCCGAACCGGTCGAACCTGCCGGCGAATAGATCCGGCGGGCGGCGTACCCTTTCGTGCGTTGTGGTTAGGAGCCTGAGCGGCCTTGTCTGAGATGGCGGGCCGCTCAGCGTGTACAACTACGGGGTAACGATGCGACTTAGGAGCATCCGCCCAGGCTCCACCTCGTCGGCTGAGCTGCCGAATGACAACACGCCGGCGGAGGCCGCACCCGGTACCGTAGGCCCGCCGTCCGCCGTCCCTGGTGATCCGCACGGCCTGACGATCGAAGGCCAGGCCGGCGGCGGGCTGCCACCCCGGATCGTTCCGTCTGCGTGGTCCGGGTGGCCGGACGGGTGGGCGCCGCCGTACTGGGGCACCGACCTCGAAGGCCTCACCGACACCGCCTGGCTTTGCCTCGACCTCAACAGCTCGCTACTGGCGACCATGCCGCCATACCTCGTCGGCGCCGCCCCATCTGTCGACGCGAGTTGGACCGTGAACCCCGACCCGGACATTTACACGTCGTGGGAGGACTTCGCGAAACAGCTGTTCTGGGACTACCAGATGGGCGAGGTGTTCGTCTTGCCGACGGCGAGGTATGCGACGGGGTGGCCCGCGCGTTTTCACGTCGTCCCGCCGTGGATGGTCGCCGTTGACTACGGCGCCGGTGTTGGCGAACGGACGTACATGATGGGCGCGTTGGACGTCACCGACCAGATCCTGCACATCCGCTACAAGGCGACGGTGCACGATCTGCACGGCCACGGGCCGCTGGAGATCGGCGCCGCCCGCCTGGTCGCCGACCAGATGCTGACCGGGTACGCGCAGGGGTTCATCAGCTCGGGCGCGGTGCCGGTCTCGATCCTTAGCCATCCGGAGAAGCTGACGGCGGCGCAGGCGACGACGCTCCAGGCTGACTGGGTCGCTGCCCGCCAGTCCGCGATGGGGGAGCCGGCGGTGCTGTCCGGCGGCGTCACCCACGAATCAGCCGTCCGCAGGATCTCGCCGAAGGACATGGCGTTGATCGACCTGCAGCACCTCACCGAAAGCCGGATCGCCGTCCTGTTGGGCGTCCCGCCGTACCTCGCCGGCCTACCCTCGGGCGCGGACCCGTCGCTGGTGTACACCAACGCGTCCGGGCTGTTCGACTACCACTGGCGGGCCGGACTGCGACCCAAAGCCCAGGCCGTAATGGCCGCGTTGTCGCAGTGGGCGCTGCCGCGCGGCGCCGCGATCGAACTAAACCGCGACGCCTATGTTGAGGCCGATCCGTATCAGCGGGCTCAGACCTACCAGATCCTGTACACGATCGGTGCGCTGTCGATCGACGAAATTCGTGCGGCGGAACGGTTCCAAACAGCCGGCGCCGCAGGCCTGCCAACACCGGAGGTGACCAGTGTCGAGTGATACCGAAGAGTTCGACGCGGTCACCGAAGAGGTCGTCGCGGGCCCCGCGTGGCAGCGCGCCGCCGAGCTCGTTGATGTCAGCTACCCCGACCGGCTCGTCAAGCTGGTCGTGATCCCGTACGACACCCCCGCGAGCGTCCAATGGCAGGGCAGGCCGGTGACGGAAACGATCGCGCGTGGCGCGTTCGACGGGATTGAACGCCGCGCGAACCGGGTTCGTGTCAACCGCGAACACCAGCGGCTCCAAACGATCGGCCGTGCCGTCGCATTCCACCCCGCCGGCGACCAGGGCCTACTCGCCGACGTCAAGATCGCCCGGACGCCGCTCGGCGACGAAACGTTGGAACTCGCCGCCGACGGCTGTTTGGACGCGTCCGCCGGGTTCCTTCCCATGAAGGGCGGGATGCGGTGGCAGAACCGCGACAGCTACCAGATCACCCGCGCCTGGTTGGAACACATCGCGATGACCGCCGAACCGGCGTACACCGACGCGAAAGTCCTCGAGGTTCGCTCCGCCGTGCCGGCCGCTGCCGTGTCCGCCACTCCGAACCTGGACGTCGCGCGTTCGTGGCTGCTGGAACGTCGGTTAGCATCCCCGCCAACGCACCGCTGAACTACCAGCCGTCGAAGACCACCGGGTGGGCCGGCTGACGCGGGGGACGCGGCGTCAAACCAAACGCTTGACGCTGAAAGGACCCCGTGATGGGAGCAACAGACGCGCTACTCGCCCGCCACCAGGCGGAAATCGAAGAGCGCTCAAAGTTCATGGACAGCATCGTCGAGGCCGCCGAAACGGACAAACGCGATCTGACCGAACAGGAGATGACGCTACTGGCTCGCACCCGCGACCGGATCGCGTCAGTCAACGAACAGGTCGGCCCGCTGCAGTCCGCCGCGAAGATCGCCGCCGACTCTGCGAAACGGACCGCCGAAATCGCCCAGCAGTTCGCCGAAGCAAGGGTCGAATCGCCCAGGTCGTCGATCGAATACCGGTCGGCCGGCGAGTACATCGTCGACGTGTGGCGCGCCGGCCTTGGCGTCGAGGATGCAGCGACGCGGCTGGACGTGTTCAAACGCGCCGCATCCCACCAGACAACGCCGGACAACCCCGGCCTGCTGCCCGAAACGATCCTCGGGCCGGTCGTCAATTTCGTCGACCAGAGCCGGCCGACCGTCACCGTCCTCGGACCCAAGCAGCTGCCCGGCGGGTCGTGGGCCCGGCCGATGGTCACCGCGCACTCGAAGGCCGGCCCGCAGGGCGGTGAGAAAACCGAGCTGGTGTCGCAGAAAATGACGATCAGCAAGCTTCCGGTGACGCCGAACACGTATGGCGGGTACGTCAACGTGTCAAGGCAGGACGTTGACTGGACGCAGCCGCAGATCATGGACATCGTCATCCAGGACCTCGCCGCGCAGTACGCGATCGAAACGGAAACCGCGACCGTCCAAAGTCTGGTCAGCGCCTCGACCGCCGGCCCGACGCTACCAACCGGAACCCCAACGTCCGACGAAGTAGCCGGCGCGTTCTGGACAGCCGCCGCCAGCGTCTTCCAGTCCGTGTTCGGCGCCGGACAAACGATCGCGATCGTCGGCCCCGACATGCTGGGAATCCTCGGGCCGTTGTTCCCGCCGATCAACCCGTTCAACGCCCAGTCCGCCGGCCTGACCGCCGCCGGTTATGGCACCGGCGGCGTCGGGTCGATCGCCGGCATCCCGGTGTTCATGACGCTCGACATGCCGGTCGACACGATGATCGTGATGTCGACCGCCGCCGCCGAGGTGTATGAAGACCGCGTCGGGGCGCTGCAGGTCGTCGAACCGTCCGTCCTCGGAATTCAGGTCGCGTACGCCGGCTACTTCGCGAATCTGACGTTGCAGCCCGAGGGGATCATCAAGGTCGTGAAGACACCATGACCGGCCGGCAGTACGACGCGCCCAACCAGGAGGTGGTGAGACAGTCGACGCCGGAACCGGAGCCGGAACCGGAACCGACGCCGGAACCGGAACCGCCCGAAAACCCGCCTGAGGACGCACCTAAGGCGCACAAGGCCCATTCGAAGGCCAAAGGCGACGAGGAAGCCGCCTGATGGCGTACGCGACCGTAGACGACCTCGCAGCGGCTCTGAGGATCACGGTCACGACGGCGAACCAAGCAGGCCTACAGGCCTGCTTGGACGCCGCCGCCGAAGAGATCGACGCATCAATCGACGTCGACCCGGCCACGCCGATCGACCCGGCGGACCCGCTCGCGAACCGCGTCAACATCGTCCGAGGCGTCGAATGGTTCAAAAGCAACGACGCCGCGTTCGGTGTGATCGGCACTGCCGACACCGGCGTTCTCACCGCCCCGAAATCCGGGTTCGCCCGCCACCAGGCGACGCTCACACCACTGCAACAGGGGTTCGGTGTCGCATGAGCACCACCACCGGCGTCATCGCACTGGTCGACCTCCGCGACGCCGCCGGCCTGGCGCTCGCGCCCGAGCTCGACACCGACCCGGTCGTCCTCGTCGACGTCGTCGACAGCCTCACCCCCCCGGCGCTGATGCTGCTCTGGGGCGAACCGTGGCTCGAACCCGCCGTCGCGACCGTCCGGACAATGGGCCAGTGCGAATGGACCGCCAGACTCGAAGTCCTGTGCGTCGGATCTCGCGTCGAACCCGGCGCCGGGATTCGCATGGTCGAACAGCTCGTCGCGTACACCGTCGACCGCATGAAAGCCGACGCCTACCAATGGCCGCTGAACAACATTGCGGCGCCGCGCATCTACCCAATCGGCCGCGTCGACTACCTCGGCGCCCGCGTCACCTACCAAGTCCCAACAACCATCTAGGAGCAAACGATGGGCACTGCCACACCACCGCCGGCGCCGCTGATCCTCACCGACGCCAGCCTCACCATCAACGGCACCGAACTAGCGTGCGTCATGACCCACATCGAGCTGACGCCAACCACAAAAATCACGACGCTCGACACGATGTGCGGCACCCGCGAATACCCCGGCAGCGTCAGCTGGGTGCTCAACGCCACACTGGTCCAGTCGTTCGACGCCGGCGCGACCGAAGACACACTGTCGAGCGCCGTCACCGCCTACCAAACCGACGGGACGCTCGCGCCGTACGTGATAACCGGCTACAAATCCCGGCCGGCTGGCGCCGACAACCCGTCCTGGTCCGGAAACCTGATTCCGCAGGATTACCCGCCGATCAACGGCGACGCCGGCAACGCGTCCGAAATTCAGATCGCGTGGTCGTGCGACGCGCCGCCCATCAAAGCGATAACCCTGGCGACAAAGGCACCGGCTGCCGCGTCGAAGTGATGGCCGCCGAGAATGAGGAAGGCGTTACGATCATCGTTCGCGGCGTCCCCGAATTCATAGTCGGCTGCGAACAACTCGGCATCAACGTCAAAGAAGCCGTCGACGTCGCGTTCCGCAGGATCGCCGACCAGGCCGCCATCCTCGTCAAACCCAAAGTGCCGGTTGTCACCGGCCGGTTGCAACGCAGCGTCGCCGCGAACGTCGACGACCAGGGCGGCCGGCCGAACGTCACGATGGGCGGCGACCTCCCATACGCCGGCTGGGTCGAATACGGCGGCACACGCGGCCGGCCGTACCTCCCCGAAGGCCGGTACGTGTACCCGACGGCGCACGCCGCCCGGTTCAAGCTGCAACTCGCTGGCGAGCTCGCGACCGAAGAACAGATAAGGACGATGTCATGGCCAACCCCGACCAAAACACTGTGACCGCGCTGGTGCGACCGCTGCCGGCGGAGATCGCACCCGCCCAAAACCTCTCTCCGAACGAAATGCGGGCCGTCAAAGAAGCAACCGGCCGGTCGCTGACCGAACTGCTCGGCGGCGACCCGTCAGACCTCGACATGGCCCCCGACCGCCTGCAGGCGCTCATCTGGTGCGCGCTGCGTCGCGCTGGGTGGCCGGACGTGACGTGGGACGAGGCGGGTGATGTTGTCGCCCAGACAGACGAGCCGGACCCTACGGCGACCGGCTGATGACCGAAGTGCTGCACTTCTGCCGGTTCTGGGGAATGAACCCCAGGCAGGTTGACGAGCTGCGCCCCGAAGAGTACGAGGCGATGATCCGGTACGCCGCCGACGTGCAACGCGAGGAACGCCGTCGGCAACGCGAAGCCGAACGAACCCTGAGGCGTTAGATGGCTAACCCCGAAGTCGTAGTCGACTTTGTCGCGAACACAACCAGGATGGTCAAAGGCGCCCAGGCCGCCGGCGCCGAGGCCGAAGGGTTCGGTTCGAAGCTCAAAAGCATGGGCAAGGTCGCCGCGCTCGCAGCCGGCGGCGCCGCGCTCGGTGCCCTGACCGAAGCCGTCAAAATCGGCATCGACCGGTTCACCGAAGTCCAAAAAGAGACGGCGCAAACGAACGCCGTCCTCAAATCGACGGGCGACGCGGCGCACGTTACCGCCAAACAGGTCGCCGACCTCGCCGAAGCGATCCAACACAAATCCGGGATCGACGAAGCCACCATCCACTCCGGCGAAAACCTGCTGCTGACGTTCCGTGACATCCGGAACGAAACCGGCAAAGGCAACGACATCTTCAACCAGGCGACGCAGATCATGGCCGACATGAGCGTCGCGCTCGGCGAGAACATGAACTCTGCAGCGATCCAGCTTGGCAAAGCGCTCCAAGACCCGGTGAAAGGCATAACTGCGCTGCACCGCGAAGGTGTCAGTTTCACCCAGGGTCAGAAGGACGCGATCAAAGCGATGGTCGACTCCGGGAACACGATGGGCGCCCAGAAAATCATCCTGCAGGAACTCAACAAAGAGTTCGGCGGGTCGGCCGACGCGCTCGGGAAAACGCTGCCCGGTCAGATCGCGATCGCGAAAGCCGCGTTCAAAGACTGGGCCGGGACGCTCGTCGCGGACGTCATCCCGTACATCCAAGACATGATCTCGTGGCTGAAGGATCATTGGCCTGAGATCCAATCGGCGATCAGCGACGCGTGGAAGGCGATCTCCCCGGTGCTCAAGGCGCTGGGTGACGACATCGCCGCCGTCGCCCAAGCCATCAAAGATCACTGGTCGACGATCGGCCCGATCGTAAACGATCTCGTTGCAACGATGCAGCTGGCCGGGAAGCTGATCGGCGACGTTCTCAGCACGCTCGCTGCGCTGTTACGCGGCGACTGGTCACAAGCGTGGAAGGACTTCGAGAAAGTCGTATCGGACGTTCTCAACCTCCTCATCGACCGTGTCAAATCGACGTTCGACATGATCAAAACGATCGTCACCACAGCCTGGGACGCGATCAAAACAGTCACCGGCCTGGTGTGGGACGGAATCAAAGCGCTCGTCACCGCCGCCCTGCACGCCCTCCAAGGCGTCGTCGACTCGATCGTCGGCAGCATCCGCACCCGGATCGAAGCCGCATGGAAAGCGATCGAAAAGGCAACGTCCGCCGTCTGGGATGGCATCAAACGAACCGTCGGCGGTGTCCTGACAGCGATGGCGAACGCCGTGTCCGGCTCCGCGATCGTCCGCGCGATGGAACACGTCGTGTCATCAATCAAACGGCTGATGAACGGGCTGGCTAGTTGGATGCGCCACGAAGGCGCGGCGGTGTTCCACGGGGCGCTAGGCGCAATCTCCAACGTTTTCTGGATCATCGTCCACGGCGCCGAAAACGCCGTCAACGGCGTCAAACACGCATTCGGAAGCGTCGTCGGATGGCTACGCGGACTGGTCCGCGACGTCACCGGCGTCGCGAAAGACGTCGCGCACGCAATCGCCTGGCCGATCAACGAAGTCATCAAAGGATGGAACGGCCTTCACTTTCACATCCCGAAAATCACGCTGCCGCACATCACCATCTTCGGACACAAAATCGGCGGCGAAAGCTTCGGCGGATGGAACATCGGATTCCCGAACCTGCCGCTCATCCCGTTCCAACAGGGCGGCGTCGTCGACCGCCCCACCCTCGGACTGCTCGGCGAAGCCGGCCGCGAAATCGTCACACCCGAAACGCTGCTACGCGAAATCCTCGCCGAACAACGCCCCCAGGTTCGCGTGTTCATCGGCAACCAAGAACTCAAAGGCATGATCCGCACCCAGGTCGTCGACGCCAACACCGGCATCGCCCGGACGCTGCTCGCCAACGGGGCCGGCTGATGGCGCTGACCGTCACGATCGAACCTGACGTTCTGAACGTCCGACTGGACTACACCGTCCCCGCCGGCGGCGCGTCGGTCAACGCCACCCGCGTCGGCCCGTCAAACACGCCCGCCGGCGTTCGCGGGTGGAACCCCGCGACCGTCAACCCCGGCGCGATCATCATCCGCGACTTCGAAACCCCGCTCGACGTCCCCGTCACATACACCGTCGAAACGCTTAACTCCGCCGGCGCCGTCATCGACACCGAAACCGTCACGGTCACCGTCCCTGCCGGCGACTGCGACTACTGGCTATGCGACCTCGCCCGCGTGACCAACAGCCTCAACCTCACCGTCGAATCGCTGCCCGAGCTCGACTTCACGCCGTTCAACACCGTGCACGACATCATCGCCCGCCGCGACCCGATCGTCACCAGCGACATCGCGCACACCCCCACATTCGACCTGTCCGTCATCACCGAAACGCTCAGCGAACGCGACCAGGCAAAATCGCTGCTCGGCAACGGTGTCCCCGTCCTGTTACGCACCACCCCTGACGCAGGGGTCGGCAACCTGTACTTCGCGGTCGTCAGCTACAACGAACAACGCCTATCAACGACCGGCACCGCCGCCGCCCGCCGGTTCGCCGTATCCGGCCGCCAGGTCGACCGGCCCGACCCGACGCTATACGTCCCGTTGGGCGTCGCGACCTACGCCCACGTCAAAGCGACGTTCGCGACGTACGCCGACCTCAAAGCCGGCCGCGCCAGCTACGACGCCGTTCTGTACGACTGGTCGGGCGCCGCACCATCCGACGTCGTCCCGTGGCCGCCGACCGACATCTGATGCAGTCCGCCACCAACCAGTTCTTCGAATCGCTCCGCTATTCGCACGTCATCGCGTCCGCGTGCGAGCTCATCTTTCCCGGCCAAACCGATGCGGACGCCGTATCGGTCCCCGTCGAAGACGGCACCGTCACGATCGACCGGACCGCCCAAAACCGGCGGGTAGGCACCATCCAAATCCCCTGGTCACTCGACCAAAGCGAAAACCTCGGAATCGACATTCGCACACTTCCACTCGGCGGATACGCGCTCGTTCACCGAGGCCTCCGATACGCCGACGGCACCACCGAACTCGTTCTACTCGGGCGCCTGCGAGTCGAATCCGTCACCTGGGACACCCTCGACGCGTCCGCGACACTGGAGCTCGCCGATCGTGGCGCCCAGCTCGCCGACGAACCGTTCACCGCCCCATACGCCGCCGCCGGCATGCTGCCCGCCGACGTCGCGTGCGGGATCGTCCAAGACGTGTTCGGATCGGCGATCGCCTACCTGCAGCCGTACCAGCCGCCGACACCGATGGGCGACATCACATTCACCGGCCTACGCACCGACGCCATCTCGACACTCGAACAGTCCTACGCCGCCGAAACGTACTTCAACGCCAACGGCGACTTCATATTCGCCGCCAAACCAGCCGGCACCGACCCCGTCGTCTGGACCGTCGACGCCAGCCAAACCGGGGTGATGGTCGACGCGTCTGAATCCCTGGACCGCACCGGCATCTACAACGGCGTGATCGTCACCGGCACAAGCGCAGCCGACGGCGCGCCCGTCACCGGCCTCGCGACCTACGACGACCCGACCTCCGCCGTCAGATGGGGCGGCCCATTCGGCAAGGTCGCGCTAATGGCCGACTCCACCACCGCCGCCACCGACGCCGACGCCGCCGCAACCGCCCAATCGCTGCTGAACCTGCAGCTCAAACAAACCCAGCAGCTGACGCTCACCACCGCCCCAAACCCCGCGCTCGAAGCCGGCGACACCATCCAAGTCGACTACCCCGACGGCCGCACCGAACAGCACCTCATCGACCAAGTCGTTACCAGCCTGCACACCGACCCGCAAAACATCATCACCCGCACGCTCCTAACCCCGACCATCACGCCGCACACAAACCGGCGTTACCACGGCCGGGACGTGTGGCGCGAAGCTGCCGACGCGAAACCGATCGCCGCATGACCAACGTACCCGCCACCCGCACGCTCGCCGCCGTCCTACGCCGCGCACTCGACACCGACACCGGCCTACGGATGATCGTCGGCACATACGCACCCGCCGGCACCGACCGCCGGTACGCCAACATCGAGCTCGGCGGCGCCACCTACCAAATCCCGCAGCTCAACGGGATGACCCAGCCGCCCGCCGGCGCACCCGCCTACATCCTCGCCGATGGAACCAGAATGTGGGCAGCCGGAACCGTCACCGCCACACCCCCAGCCGGCGGCGGCGGCACCACCGGTCCCGCAGGACCCACCGGCCCAACCGGACCGGCCGGCCCAACCGGGGCAACAGGCCCCGCAGGCCCGCCGGGGGCAACAGGCACTGCGGGACCCACAGGAACAACGGGCCCACCAGGCCCGACAGGTCCGACAGGGCCCGCCGGCCCGTCCGGCGCATCCACGTTCGTCAGCGGCACCGGCGCCCCGACCGCCGGCACCGGCGTCGACGGATCGATCTACCTCGACACCACCACCGGCCGGATGTGGGGACCCAAAGCCGCCGGCGCCTGGCCCGCCACCGCATTCGGCCGACTGACCCCGCTCGCCCCCACCTACGCGCAAATCAAAGCCGGCTAGTCGCCGTGGTCCAGGTATTGCAACGTGACGCCGAGCACCTCGGCGATCACCAGACGCGTCGGGTAGATCGGCAGCGACTCCCCGCGCTCCCACCGACTGACCTGCGGCCCGTCAGTGCTGCCCGGCAGTTGCAGCGCCAACTCCCGCTGGCTCAGTTTCTTGGCGTTCCGTAGTGCGGCGAGACGGAGCCCAAACTCGACCTTGTAGGCGCTGTACGCATCTTCCCTCGGCGCCATGTCCAAGAGTTTGAACGCCAATGATCCATTTGCCGATAGCGGCGAAATCCTAGGCATGGTGGTGCAATGATAACCGCGCCTAGGCAAGGCCTTTACATTTCCTTGTTCTGGCGTTTAGAATCGCGCCGCGCCCGTCGAAGATAAGACGGGCAAGCGGGCTGGCCCGACGTCAACTCGGGAGCGCCACCCAGCCCACCAGAAACGGTCCCGAGCACGTCACCGGAAGGGACCGCCCATGCAACGCCTGGTCGACATCGTCGATACGCCCGCGTACGCCGTCCGCGCCGACCCCGACCTCACAATCGCCGTGGTCAACCACGCGTTCGAAGGTACGTTCCAGCTGACGGCGAGAGAAGTGATCGGCCGGCCCGCGTACGAACAACTGTCCCCAGACGTCGACGCGCCGACCCGCGAACGGAGTGTCGACAACCTACGCCGAAACGCGTGGTGGGCGGGCGACACGACGCTACTCGACCGCGACCGGCAACCGCTCAAGTTCCGTGGAATGTGCTGGCCGGTCCTGTACCAGAAAGTAAAGCATTACGTGACGGTCCTAAGATTTTTCCCGCAAATTGCGACAATCCCGCATAACGCGGCGTTTCATGAAACGCGCGGCGATTCTTGGCAGGAGCCGGTCCTGGTGCAAGTGTCCAATCCAATGACCACCACCGACCCCGTCACCAACCTAATCGCCGTCAACATCCGCCGCGTACGCCGCGAACAGAAAATCTCCCAAGAAAAACTCGCGGTCATGCTCGGCAAACACCGCCAACACGTATCCGCCTGGGAAAACGCGCGGATCCACCCCAACAGTGACAACCTCCAACGGATCGCCGACACGCTCAAAGTTCCCGTCGGTGAACTGTTCCGGCCACTGAACGGCAAATGATCCTCGCCGTCGTCGCCGTCGCCACCATCGCCGCCGCCATCGCGGCCTACGAATGGCGACGCAACCGCGTCGACAACACCGAGCTCGCGAAACTCGCCGCCCGCATCGACGAACAAACCGCCGCCGCAAACGCACGGCCACACCTCCCACACGTCGAAGTAGCACCCATCAACCCGCCCCACAACCCCGGGTAGGCCATGACCAACACCGCCGGACCAGACGCCCAAGCAGCCGCTAGGGCGGCAAGAACCCACGCCATCTACCAGGACGGGCGCGAAGACGCGCCCCGCGACCCATCCCGGTCCCCGTATCACCAACCCCCGGCGCCACCACCGCGACCGAAGGCGGAGCCGTGACGATCACCCGCCGAAACTACGGGCGCGGACACTCCTACGCCATCGACGGCCAACGCGTCGACGGTGTCACCACCATCCTCGGCAAAGCACTCGCCAAACCCGCACTCATCAACTGGGCCGGGGACACCACCGCCTCCTACGCCATCGACTACTGGGACGAACTCGCCGACCTCACCCCCAGCAAACGCCTCGAACGCCTCAAAAAGGGTCGGTATGAGGAACGCGACGCCGCCGCGCGACGCGGCACCGAAGTCCACACCCTCGCCGAACGCGCCATCGCCGGCGAAGACATGGCCGACATCACCCCCGACGAACTACGCGGCCACGTCGAGTCCTACATCGCGTTCCTCGACCAGTTCAACGTCCAACCCATCCTCGTCGAAGCCGTCGTCGCCCACCGGCAGCTCATGTACTGCGGCACCCTCGACCTCGTCGCAGACATCGCCAACCAGCGATGGCTGCTCGACATCAAAACCGGCCGGTCAGGCATCTACGGCGAAACCGCCCTCCAAGCCTGCGCCTACCAACGCGCCGACGTGTACGTCGACGGAAACGCCGAACACCCGATGGCCGACCTCGCCATCACCCGCGCCGGCGCCGTCCACATCCGCGCCGACGGATACGACCTCTACCCACTCGCGACCGGCGACGACATCTGGCTCGCATGGCGCCACCTGCTCTGGGTAGTCCGCCACGCCGGCGAAGACCAACAACGCGAATGGGTCGGCCCCGCGATCACCCCGCCAATCAGGGCCGCCGCATGACCGTCACCTGCTTCTTCTGCAGCAAGCCGATCGACCCCGACGGACCGACAACCTGGCAGGCCACCTCCTGCTTCACCCGCCGCCACCGAATCCGCACCAGCGGCCGCAGCCGCGCCATGTCAGACCGCGTCGTCTACCGCTACCTCGAACAGTTCGCCCACGACGAGTGCATCGCCAAAAACCGGCGGGGACTCATCGGCCAGGAGTCGATTCTATGAGCGTCACCGTCTCCGAACCCGCGCAACCCGGCCTCGTCGCCCTCGAACGCTGGGCCCAATCGTTCCTCACCCTCGCCGAAGTATCCGGGGACATGGCCCGCACCGCATTCGTGCCCCAATCACTCCGCGTTTACCGAAACAACGGCGCCGACTACGACCCCGCCGCGACCGCCGCGCAAGTCACCGCCGCGATCCTCACCGGCCGCGAACTCGGACTCGAACCAATGGCCGCACTGCGCTCCATCAACGTCATCCAGGCCACCCCCGCACTGTCCGCCCTCGCGCTCCGCGCGATCGTTCTCGCCGCCGGCCACCGAATGTGGGTCGAAGAGGCCACGAACACCCGTGCGATCGTCGCCGGCGTCCGCAACGGCGACGACCACGAACAACGCGTCCAGTGGACGATGGACGACGCGAAAGCCCGTGGGATCGCCGGCCGGGACAACTGGCGCCGCCAACCGCGAAACATGCTGATCGCCCGCGCGACCGCCGAAGTTGCCCGACTGGTCGCCGCCGACGCAATCCTCGGCGTCCCATACGCCGTCGAAGAGCTCGAAGACGGCGACATCGACCAGCCGCCCGCACCGGCCGCTGAGAAGCCCGCTAACGGCCGGAAGCTACGCCGCCGACGCCAACCCCCCGCCGCGATCGCTGCCCGCTCAGAACCGCCTACAGAGCCGCCCGCCGGCGGCGATGAACCGCCGCTCGACGACCCGCCCGCCCCCAAACCACCCGACCCGCAGAGAGCCAAACTCTTCGCCCTCTTACGCGAACGCGGCCTCGGCAAACAACTCGACCGGCTCCGCTGGGTCAACACCCAAATCGAACGCGAAATCCAGTCCTACAACGACCTCAACCCCCCAGAGGTTTCGCAACTGATCGCCGCCCTCGAAGACATGCGCCTAGCAGACCCACCGGCGGACAGCCTGCTCGACGCCGACCCCGGCCCCGAGCAATGAGAATCCGAACGCTCAAACCCTACGTCTGGGAAGACGAAAAACTCGGGTCGGTTTCCCGCGAGGCTCGCCTACTTTTCATCGGTTTGATCACACTTGCCGACGACGAAGGACGATTCCGAGCAGCCGTTCCGGTCATTGTTGGCCACGTTTACCCCTATGACCGCGACGCCGCGCGACGAGTCCCGCGATGGATGCGCGAATTAGTCAACGCTAACTTGATCGAATTGTATTCGGAAGGTGCCTACGGATACCTCCCGGGATGGGCGAAACACCAGAGAATCACTCACCCCAGCCCGTCACTAATTCCGGAGCCGCTCACGAATCATTCCGGAGCGATTCACGAATGATTCCGGAGCCGCTCCGCCTCGCACGTGCGCACATGTGCGCGGAAGTGGAAGTGGAAGTGGAAGTGGAGAACTGCTGCTGCTAACTGCAACGTCAGTGATAGACGCAGCAGCAGCAGCAGCCAGATTTTCAGAAGAACGTCAACACCATGAACGACCAACAACCAACCGACGAACAGGCAGTCGCCGCCCTCGCCGCCAGAGGCGTCGACAACGGCGCCCACCTACTCATCTACGCCACCCCCGACGAAATCCTCGCCACCTGCCGCTGGTTCGATGGCAGACAGGGCGTTGGACCCGGCCTACTCGCCAAACGCATCCGCGACCAGGACTTCCCAACCGAACCACCACCCGCCCGAAACCCCATCGACGAGATGCACGCCAAATTCGATGACTACGCCCGCCAATTCCTGACAGGCACCGTCATCCGCAGCCCGCACTACCGCACCGTCCCCATCCCCGACCCCCCGCCAAACGCCCGCATCTGGGACCGACTCCGCACCGAAAACTGCCCCGGCACCGTCCGAATCACCGGCGCCAACTACCCGTTCATCCAAGCCGAATGCGACAGCTGCCGCTACGACTGCGCCACCCCCGTCAACGCCCTCCACACCATCGAAACCACCTGATGCCCGTCGACACCACCTACGCCAACGAAATCCGACTCGCCCACGCCGCCACATGCGCCCAAATTCGCAACGCCGGCGTCAGCGGCCCCAGCCTCGCCGCCATCACCATCGAACGCGGCAACAGCTCAATGCGACTCGCGAAACTCCTACGCGCCGTCCCCGGCGTCGGCAACCGCTACGTCTGGGTCATCCTCGGCCGCGCCGGCATCCCAACAGACGAACGCATCAACAGCCCACGCCTAACCCGCCGGCAACGCACCGCCATCGCCAACCAGCTCCGCACCGGCAACTGGCGCAAACGACGCCAATGACCGCGAGCGACCGCACCAAAGGCGCCGTCGCCGAACGCCAAATCGTCGCCATCCTCCGCGCTGCCGGCTGGACCCACGCCCAACGCACATCCAACGGCCGCGACCAGGTCGGACGCGGCGACATCCTCGCCGGCCCACCCGGCACCCACATCGAAATCAAACGCCAAGAACGCCTCAACGTCCCCAAAGCCCTACGCCAAGCGATCGACGACGCCCACGAGCTCGACATCCCCATCGTCATCCACCGCCCCAGCCGCCACGACTGGATGGCCACACTCCCCCTCGACGACCTCCTCGACCTCCTCGCCCTCCGCGAACTATGACCCCGCCGGCGAACAACCTCACCGCCCACCTGAGAGACGCCGCCCGCCACCTCGACCGCGCCGGCCACTCCCTCGAACGCGCCCGAGACCACACCCACCAGGCCCAATCCGACACCGAGCTCGAACAGCTGTACCGGTGGGTCGCCGCCGCCCGCCGCGCTCTCCTGCGGATCGCCCGCCGCGAGCTCAACCGCCCCAAAGGACGCCTCCGATGATCGGCCGGCTACTCACCGCCCGCCACGTCGCCGACAACCTCGGACTCACCACCGAAACCATCCTCGCATGGGTCCGAAACGGCAACCTCCCCGCCTTCAAACTCCCCAACGGCGCCATCCGATTCCGCGAAGAAGACCTCGACCAATGGCTCGCAGAACGGGCGACGCCAAAGCGAGGTGATGTCACCCACACCGCCGACGCCGCCCGCCCCATCAGGCTAACGTCTACTCCGTCACCCACACCCCAAAGCGAGGAGTAGACCAGTGCCCAGACCCACACGCGGATCCACCTACCCCGTAAAAGGCGGCTACGGCATCCGCTGGCAAACAGCAGGCGAAGAACACCGCAACCCCGGCCCCTTCCGAACCAAAACCGCCGCCCGCGACTGGTTCGACCAACACGCCAAACCCAACATCCGACGCGGCACCCCAACCCCAGAAATCACCTTCAACCAATTCTGCGACGACTACCTCCAACGATGGGGCATCGACGTCATGCCACGCACCCGCACCACCATCCAACATTGGCTCGCCCCAGCCCGCACCCGGTTCGGCACCTGGACCCTCGCCGAACTCGAAGGCGCCGCCAACGACATCAACCGATGGCGCAGCCGCATCGAAACCGACGACGCCCGCCACAAACAAACCCGCGCCCTCCGCCAAGTCCTCCAAGCCGCCGTCCGCTGGGGCTACATCAACCGCAACCCAGCCGTCGCCGCCAGCCGCAACACCCAACCACGCGCCGACGAAATCCGGCCATTCACCACCGACGAAATCGACCAGATCTGCGACGAACTCGCACCCCAAGACGCCGCGATCGTCACATTCGCCGCCGCGACCGGCCTACGCACCCACGAATGGATCGCACTCGAACGCCGCGACATCGACCGCCACAACCCCGCCGTCGCCGTCGCCCGCCGCTACGCCCACGGCCAACTAACGCCATACCCGAAGACGACCAGGCGCCGGGTGCCGCTCACACCCGCCGCCGTCGACGCCCTGGAGCTCGTTACCGCTCGGATCGACACTCCGATCCTGTTCCCCGCCGACGGCGGCGGACACATCAACCTCAACAACTGGCGCAACCGGCTATGGACCCCTGCCCTGGAAGCCGCCGGCGTCCCCCAACGCGGCCCATACCACCTACGCCACACATTCGCCACCGAAGCACTCGCCGCCGGCATCGGCATCTGGCAACTAGCCCGCCTCATGGGCTGCTCACCCGACATGATCCAACGCCACTACGGCCACCTCGCCGCCGACTCCGAAACTACCCTCCGCGATATGCTCGCCCAACGTAGTCGCTTCATAGCCGCGTCGAACGAGTCCGACGAAAGCTGAAAAGTGGCTGATATGCAGGCAAATGCGAACGTAGCTCAGCTGGTAGAGCGTCGGCTTCCCAAGCCGAAACAGCCACATACCGGCCCAGTCTGTCCCAACCAAAACCGACAGACAAACCCGCCGAATACCAGCACTTTCGCAACTGAAGCATCGACAACGCCTGACATCACGATCGACCCGTGGTCGCGACGTAGTCGATTCGTAGTCGCTTCCAAACCGCGACACGAAAGGCGATAAACCGCCATGCCGAACACCCCAAACCTCGCACTCCCATACCCCACACCAACCGCCCCCGCCGACATCCCCGCCGACATCCAAGCCCTCGCCACCAGCGTCGACACCAAACTCGGCGCCGCCGGCACCAGCCTCCCCACCAGCCCCACCGACGGCCAAGAATTCTTCTACGTCGCCGACGACGCGAACGGCGTCATCTGGCACCTCCGATACCGCGCCGCATCAACCAGCAGCCACAAATGGGAATGGGTCGGCGGCACCAACCTGCTGACCCCACTCTCAGGCGACCTCAGCACCAGTTCCACCACCCCAGTCGCGCTCACCGGCGGCCCATCAATCACCATCCCAATCGCCGGCAACTGGCGATTCGAATGGTCCGGCCGCGTCCAAATCTACGACGCCGGCCAAACGAACATGTACACCGGCATCGCCCTAAACGGCGCGATCCTTGACAACAACGCCGCAGCGATGTTCGTATCCGGCGCCAACGGTACCTACATGGGCGGCGACGTCACGATGCGACACACCGCCCTCGACCTCGCCGCCGGCGGCGTCATCACCCTGGTCTGCTGGGCCTACGCCACGCACAACTGCCGGTTTGGCCCGTCCTGGCTCGCCGCCCACCCCGTCCGCGTCGGATGAAAGGCAACCCATGACCAACGAACCAGACGAGCCGATGACAACCGACCCCAACGGCGTCGACGACCCCGAAATCGCCGACCCGCACCAAGGGCCGCTCGACAACCCCGACGACGAACGATTCCTCGACCGCGACGATCCGCGCCGCCACCGCAAAATCCTGCACCCAGACCAAACCGACGACCCACCCAACGCCGGCTAATGGCACTCAAACGCGTCTGGATCGGCAGTCCCAACTACTCGTCACGAGGCGGCGCCGCAGTCCGCCTCGTCTGCGTCCACACAGCCGAAGGCGCCCTCACCTACCAATCCCTCGGCAACTTCTTCGCGTCATCCAGCTCCGGCGTTTCGTCGCACACCGGCATCGACGACACCCCCAACACCATCGGCGAATACGTCGTCCCACCCAACAAAGCCTGGACAGCCGCCAACTACAACCCCGTCGCCATCCAAACCGAACTCTGCGCCTTCGCAGCATGGACACCCGACGACTGGGCGAACCACCCGACCATGCTCCAAAACTGCGCCGCGTGGATCCGCGAAGAATGCGACCGCTACAACCTCCCGATCGTCAAACTCTCCGCCGCTGAAGCACAAGGATCCGGGCGCGGCATCTGCGGACACGTCGACCTCGGCACCGGCGGCGGCGGCCACTGGGATCCAGGCCCATCATTCCCCTGGAACGACGTCATCGAACTCGCCCGCACCGGCAGCCAACCACCACCGCTACCCGAACCACCACCAGGAGTCGAACCAGTGAGCCTCGCACTAGGACAAATGAAAGACGGCCGCTTCGAAGTGTTCTGCGAAGCGCAACCCGCCAAACCCGGCCAAGCCGGCGAAGTGTTCCACATCTGGAACGAAAAAGACGGCGGATGGGTAGGCGCCAAGCAAGGCGTCCGCAACGCTCTATGGGAATCCCTCGGAACACCCGGCCAACAAAACTGACGTGAAACTCACACCACCCGCCCTATCCGAACTCGCACTAATCGCCATCGCAATATTCGTCGCCCTCGCATACTTCAACGGGTGGGGCTAAAACTCAGCGGCCCTCAATGAAAGCCAGGGCCTACCTGATTCTCATCAGCGTCGCGATGATGACCGCCGCCATCATCGTCCTGGTCGCCAACCAAAACCTATCCACCGAACTACTCGGCAGCATCGCATTCATCGGCGGACTAGCCGTCCTCATCAACGCCATCCTC